CCCGTCGACGGAGAGCCCGTCGTCGGCAAGGTGCAACCCGCCACCGCGACGCCCGCGGACGTGTGACCGTGGCGCTCTTCGACGGCATCAACTTCGCGCCGCCCGCTGGCGTGCGAAGCGCCCTCCGTCGCGGCCTCGCGCTGCACGAGCAGGGGCTCTCGGGCGACGGCGTCCAACCCGATACCGTCGCATGGGCGCGGCGCATGGCAGCGGGCGAGAAGGTGAGCCCCGAGAAGGCGCGCAAGATGGCGCGTTTCTTCGGGCGCAACCGGCGCTTCGCTCGTGAGCCGAAGGACTCGCCCGCGTGGGTCTCGTGGCTCCTGTGGGGCGGCGCTGCGGGCGACGCATGGTCGCGAAAACTGGTGCGACAGATGAACTCAAGACAGCAGTTGAATCAGCGCCTCGGCGGCGTGCCCGTCGCGCTCGCGAAGGCGCAGGGCGAGAGCCCGTGGAACGTGCTCGCGTACGAGGTCGCGCTCAAGGGCCGCGGCCCCGGCGTCGCGCTCGCGCGCGCCGACTTCGAGCAGTGCATTGCGAACTTCGAGCGGTGGGGCAAAGAGGTACCCGTGGTGCTCTACCACGCGGACACGAAAGACAGCGCCCACCCCGCGAGCCGTGCCGCGCACGCATGGATCACCGCCATGCGCGTGGGCTCCATGCGTCGCAACGGCGCCACGGTCGCGACGCTCGAGGCGCGCTTCCGCTGGGTGAACGCCGAGACGCGCGCGCAGGTCGAGACCGGCGAGCTCGCCTACGGCTCCGTCACGCTCGTTCAGCACGGCACCGACGAGGAGACGGGCGACGACGTGGGCTCGTACCTCTGGAGCTTCTCGCTCACGAACAACCCCGCGCTCGTCGACATCCCGCGCATCGCCGCGGAGATGGGCGGCGAGGATGACAGTTACGGCCACGGCTACCAGGTGAGCGGCCCCGACGACGTGCTGCCGATGCTTCGGTGGGCCTTCGCGCTCCCGGCGCTCGCCACCGAAGACGACGTGCGCAGCAACCTCGCGCGCCTCGACGCCCTCGCGCGTGCTGGTGACGCCGAAGCGCTCGGCGTCGACCTCGACGACGTGGTTGGTTGCATCCGCGATGCGATGCGCCTGCCCGCGCTCACGACCGCACCCGAAGTGGTCGCCGCCGCCCTGGCTGCGCTCGACAAGATGAACGCCCCGGCATCCGCCGCGGGCATGGCTTCGGCGGATGACCCGCCGATGAACGGCGGCCCGAGGGTCGCCACGGAGAAAGCCCACATGGCTCACATGATGACCCTCGCGGCGCGGCTCGGCATCGCCGCCGCGAGCGAAGAGGATGCCTCGGCGGCCATCGCCGCCCGCGCTCAGGAGACCGCCGACGTTCGGCGCGCGCTCAACCTCACCAGCGACGCCACGGGCGCTCACGTCGCCGCGAAGATCGCGGAGCTGTCGGGCCTCTCGGTGAAGGTCGCCACGCTCACGACCGAACTCGACGCCGCGAAGGCGCGCGAGTCGGAGCGCGTGGAGCTCGACGTCGCCGCGCACCTCGACGCGATGATCGCCGCGCAGCCCGCGCTGAAGCCCGTGCGCGCGTCGCTCGAGTTCGCCGCCCGCGCCGACTTCGCCGCCTTCGCGAAGGCGAACCCGCTGCCGCGTGCGAGCGCCGCCACGACCTCGACGCTGACGCAGCGCGTGACGGCCCTCGCCGCCGCGCACGACGCCACGCCCTCGAACGTGGTCGCCATGCCCGCGCGCCACAACGACGCCGCGGGCGCCCGCGCTCGCGACCTCATGGCCGCTGACAAGACCCTCACCCTCGAAAGCGCGCTGAAGCAGGCTTCGCGCGAGATCAAGGCGGCGCGCTGATGGGCCTCTCGAATCGCTTCCCCGGTCAACTCATTCCCGTCGTGTCGGAGTCGATCCTGACCGACGGCATGATCGTGCGTGTCGGCTCGGCCGACAACACCGTGCGCCTCCCCGGCGGCGCCTCGCCGACCACGTCGCTCCTCGGCTGCATGATGCGCCCCGACGGCAGCGCGTGCGCCGCGGGCGACACCATCGACCTCGTGCTCAACGGCGTCTACCCGCTCATCGCGGCGGGCACCATCACGCGCGGCGACTTCGTCACCTCGGGCGGCACCGACGGCTCGGTGATCACCGAGACCGCCGCCGCGGGCACCAACGTGGCCGTCATCGGTCAGGCGCTCGAGAGCGCCGTCACGGGCGACCGCGTCGCCGTCGCCATCAACCCCTTCATGAAGCAGGGCGGCTGATCCATGAACTCCGAAATGCACTCGCTCCAGATGGAGCTGCTCATGGCGCACGGCCTCAACGCCGCGCAGGCCGCGAGCGTGATCGAGGCCTCGTTCTCGCCGTCGTCGGTTCACGTCGACGCGCCCCTGTCGAACTTCGCGTCGACCATCCGCAACCGCGACATGATCGCTGACATGGTCATGCCGATCGTCGACGTCACCAAGCCGAGCGACAAGTTCTTCAAGTACGGCGGCGACACGTTCTTCGAGGAGCAGTCGGCCTCGCTCGCGGGCGCCGAGGCGATGCCCGGCCGCGTGCGCTACACGATCTCCACGGACAACTTCAGCACCGTCGACTACGGGCTGATGGACTTCGTGAGCAACAAGGAGATCGAGTCGGCCGACGCGCCCATCGACCCGCAGATGCACGCCGTCAAGGTCGTGACCTCGCGGCTCGACATCGCCAAGGAGCGCCGCGTCGCCGCCATCGCGTTCGCGTCGGGCTCGTACGGCAGCAACACCGCCGCGCTCTCGGGCGCCGATCGCTGGGACACCAACACCAGCGACCCCGTGCAGAAGATCGACGACGCCATCGAGGCCTGCGACGAGCGGCCCAACATCATGGTGATCGGCGCGCAGGCGTGGATCAAGCTGAAGAACCACCCGAAGCTCAAGGAGACGATCCTCTCGCGCTCCTCGACCATCTCGGGCGCCACGCCCGACCGCGTGACCACCGACCTCGTCGCCTCGCTCTTCGAGCTCGACGCGGTCTACGTGGGCCGCGCCAAGTACGTGACCTCGCGCGAGGGTCAGACCTCGGCGAAGGGGTACATCTGGGGCAAGTCGTGCGCGCTCATCCGCGCCACCGACAACCCTGGCCCGCGCGAGACGGCCGTCTTCGGCAAGCAGTTCCGATTCGGCCCGCGCGAGACGCAGACCATCGACGCGCCCCTGCCGGGCAAGTCGGGCGGCATGTATGTGAAGGTGACGGAGTCGCTCGACGAGAAGGTCGTAGCGGGCTCGGCCGCGGGCTTCCTCTACACCACCGTCGTGAGCTGATGTCCCGCCGCAGTCAGAACCGCCCGCAGGAGTCGCGCAGCGTGCCCGTGCGTGCGTCGGAGTCCGTCTCCGCGCCCATCGTCGCGCCCGAGTCTCCCGCGGCCCCTACGGAGCCCGCAGACGCGGTGCCTCCTGCGCTCGCGCGTGTGCGGTTCCGCGCGCGGGTGCGCATCCACGCGGGCACGACGTACGAGCCCGGCGCGGAGATCCCCGAGACCGTCGCGATGGACGGACTCACCGAAGGCGTGGAGTACGACCGTGGCTGAACTCACCGCGATCATCACGAGCGCCGACGTCACCGGCCGTCTCTCGACGCAGGCGTATGCGCGCCTCTTCGCGAAGAACGGCGGCGCCACCGCGGACACAACGTTTCGCGACCTGTGCATCGCGGAGACCAACAGCCGCATCCGCACCCTCACGCGCGCAGCATTCCCCGACGGCCTCTACCTCACGACGGACACCGTCGACCCCGAGGTGACGGGCCGCGGCGTCGACATCGTGTGCATGATCGCCGCCTCGCGCCACGCGAGCGCAGGCGCCACAGCGGGCGACGAGAGCGGCGCGTACCTCTCGCACGGCCGCGCGGCTGAGCGCTTCTTTCGCGAGATGAGTCGCGACGCCGATGCGCGCCCGCCGAACTCCAACGCGAGCGTCGGCGACGCACGCCCGCGCGCATCGAACACGAACCTCGTCGACTCCGCGAACGAGTACACGAACCCCTACACCCGCGCCGCAGATCGCCGCGACGGGTCGGCGTTCTGACCGTGGCCGAGTGGATCGACGCGGTCGACGCGATGCGCGGCGCCCTCTCCCGCGCGCTGCCTCCTGCGCTCACTGCGGGCGCGAAGATCGTCGCCGCGTACGCGAAGGCCAACCACCCGTACACCAACCGAACCTTCCGCCTCCAGACGCACACCGAGTGGCAGTTCACGGACGGCTCGCTCGCGAGCGGCTACGTGATCCAGGTGCACGGCGGGATGCCCTACGGGTCTTTCGTCGAAGAGGGCACGTCGCGCAACCGCCCGTACCCGTACCTGCGCCCCGCGTGGCTCGCGATGGGGCAGACCATGGCTGAGATCGTCGCCGCCTCGATGGTGGGCGCCGTGCAGAACACCCGATGAGCGCCGCCACACTCGCAAGCATCGAGCTCGCGCTCTACACCGCGCTCTCGGGGCTGCTGACGAACGTCACCACGGGGCCGACGACGTCGCGCCCCTTCGCGTGCGTCGGGCGCTACGCCGGGCCGGTGCCGCCCGAAGGCCTCGCCGAAGCCGCCGCGCAGTACCCCTGCGCCATGCTGCGCTTCGACGAAGACCTGTCGACGCGCGACGTGATGGGCTTCGGCGCCGCGTCGATCGAAGACCGCGCGCTGTCGCAGTTCTCGGTGCTCGTGGCCGTCGAAGACGCCCGCGCGATCGACGACGGCATGGTGGGCGACTCAAGCGCCCCCGGCCTCCTGCGACTCGTCGACGCGGTCATCGCAGCGTGCAACGGACTCGTGGTCGCGGACACGCACATGAACCTCTCGACGCGCTACGCGGGCACCCGCGCGGAGCTGATCCGCCGCGGCGCCGTCTACGTCTACGCCGTGCGCTTCGAGGCGACGCGCGACGCCGAAGCCGCGACCTACGACAGCAGCGCCGCCGTCACGATCCCCGCCGTCTACAGCGACATCAACCTCGTGGGCACCGGCACTGCGCCGAACCCGCTCGTGCAGATCGTCTCTGACACCACCCCGTGAGCCACTCCATGAAGACCATCAACGTGCGCGCCGTCGGCGATGCGCGGCTCCCCGTGCCCGGCTCCGTGTCGGCGCGCTACGTGGGCCGTGACCGACGCGGCGAGATCATCCCCGAGGGCGTCACCGTGCCCGACGACAGCTACCACCGCCGCGCCCTGTCGCGCGGAGAACTCGAGGCCCTGTGAGCATCTCCGTCCCCGGCGTGCCGTCGTCGCGCAAGACGCCCGGCATCACCTTCAACGTCGTGCTCGGCGGCCCTGGCTCGTCGAGCGGCAGCGCCACCAAGACGCTCATGCTGCTCGGCAACATGATCGGGAGCGCCATCACCGGCGCCTCGCCCGCGCTCTCCGTGGCCGCGGGCACCGCGACCGTGGCGACGCCCGTGTTCGTCGCGTCCGACTCCGACGCGCAGACGCTCTTCGGCGCGGGCTCGGAGCTGCACCGCATGGCCCTCGCGGTGTTCGCGCAGTACCCCGACGCGACGCTCTACGCGTGCCCCGTGGCCGACGCTGCGGGCACCGCCGCG